GCCGCCGACGGACGTCGGGCCGCTGCAGCCGAAGCCGAACCTCGAGCAGCAGAAAATCGCGCCGCTCACGCTGAAGTACGGTAGCCAACCGACGCCGTCGTCCTTCCTGTCGGCGGCGGAGCTCGGCCTGATCGCTGGGCAGTGGCCGACCGATGTCGGCCCGCTGCTGGCGAAGCCGAATGCTGAGCGTTCGCACGCGCCCATCGTCGCGGCGGCCGGCACGATCGCGACGACGTCGCCGACGTCCTACCACACGTATCAGCGCAACGGCTCCGATCAGGCGGACATCGCGATCAGCGGCACGTACACCGGCAGTCCGACACAGATCGAGGCGAGCTTCAACGGCGGCGCCTTCCAGACGATCGTAGCGTCCCCGAGCGCCGGCAGCTACTCCGGAACCCTGACGGCGCAGGCCAAGGGCCAGGGCACGCTGACGGTGCGATTCACGAACGACCACACGGTGACGGCGACCGTGGCGTCCGTGGGCATCGGCGACGTCATCCCCTGCCTGGGCGACTCGATCACGCAGGGACGTGTCACGAACGCGAAGACCACGACGGCCAACGGCAGCGGAATCATTGCGACCTGCTGGAATGGGACGACCTGGGGGCCGGCCAACGACCCGACGAACGCCAGCACGACGAACGGATCGTTCTGGCCGCTCGTGGGGACGACGCTCGTTGCGGCAACGAGCACGTATCCTGTCGCGTTCATCAACGTCGGCGTCGGCAGCTCTGGGCTCGTCAACCCGAATCTGACGGGGAACCTCTGGCCGAAGGGGAACGCGAACTATACGGCGATGGCGGCAGCGATCACGGCTGCCGGGATCGTCAACCCGCCCAAGTATTTCCTGGTCCATCTCGGCGCGAACGACTCCGTGGACACCAGCACGGAAAGTGTCGCGACCTACAAGACGGCGATTGCGCAACTCGTCTCAGACCTGCGCAGCGACTATCCCGGCGCGACGGTGCTCTGGGCGCAACTCGGGGACGTGACGACCGGCGCGCCGCCGGATCGCCGCGCGGCGCTCGACAACATCCGCGAGGCCATCCGCGAAGCGTGGAACACGGTCACGGGCGCCTGGAACGGGCCGGTGCTCTACGACATCACGCCCAATGACGGCGTGCATTATCAGTCAGATGCGAGCGCCGCGATCGTGGCGAACCGCTGGGCCGCAGCGATTATCGAGAAGTTCTACGGCGGCGCGGCCGGCAGCGGTCGCGGCCCGACCGTCGCGTCGATCAGTCTCAACGCGGCCAAGACGCTCGCGACGATCACGTTCGCGGTGCCGACGACGCCGATCCTGCCGGCGTCAGGCATGGGCGGCTTCCGTGTCTACGACAATGGGTCGGTCACGGGGTCCACCGTCACCGTTACGACGGTTGACAGCACACACGTCACGCTCGGCTTCTCGCCGGCCTTGAGTGGCGTCTTCACGCTCTCGCTCGGCTCCGGGCTCGACGTCGCGGACAACGGCGGCGCGAACCTGACGCCGCCGACGGACTCAAGCAGCCTGACCCTGCCGAACGAAGCGTTCATTCAGCAGCCATCAGCGAACCAGCTCCTCCAGACGCCGCTCTCGGCTGCGAAGTTGAACCAGATCGTCGGCGCGTGGCCGATCGATGTCGGGCCGCTTGTCGCGTGGCCGATCAACGCCCCGGTGAAAGTTGCGCCGCTGACCCTCCCAACAGGACAGCAGCCGACGCCCACGGCCTTCTTGAGCGCGATCGAGCTGAACCTGCTGGTTTCCTCTTGGCAAACGAGCAATAACGCGCAGACGGCGCCGAAAAGTGCCGCGTGGAACATTCCGCCGATTCCGCCTTCAGCGCCTGTATCGTCGTTACCCGCGTACGTCTACGCGGCCTCGGCGCTGCCTGATCCACAGCCGTTACAGCGGTTCCGGAGCATCGTTCCGACATTACCGGCCGCGAGCCAACCGACGCCCCAGCCGCCGCTGTCCGTCGTCGAGATTACGCAGATCGTCGCGATGTGGGCGGTCACCTGGGATGCGCAGACCGGCCCGAAAAACGCATCCTGGAACATCCCGTCGATTCCGCTGGCCGTGCGTGCGCTGCCGTTGCCGGCGCATGTCTACGCCGCCTCGCAACCGCCGGATCTATCGCCGGTCCAACGACTCCAGAGTATTGTTCCGACATTCGCGGCGGTCATCCCGCCGTCAACGCACGGCTCGGCGGCGATCGGCAACGCGATCATTGCGAAGCTCGCCGCCGATGCGACGCTCTCGGCGCTCTGTCCAGGCGGCGTCTGGTTGGATTGGGCGCCGCCAAATCTGAAGCGGTTCGTAATCGTCCATCTCGCGACGGAGCAGGACGTCACGGCCTTCGGCGCGCGCGCGTATGAGGACGGCGTCTATCTCATCGAAGCGCTGATCCTCTTCGATCCGAAGTCGGCTCAGGTCGGCAGCGACATCGCGTCCGCCGCGGCGCGGATCGATGTGCTGCTCGACGGGCAGACGCTTGTCGTCGCCGGCTATACGTGGATGACGATGCAGCGTGAAGAGCGGACGCGATTGGTTTCGCTGGATGAAGTCGATCCGTCGCTCCGGTGGCTCCGGCGTGGCGGCCTCTACCGCGTGCAGGTCTCCGTCCTCTGAGGGGAAGCAGCCGATGTTGAAGTCTGATCTCGTCGCGGTCATCAACGGCATCGCGCCGGTCATCCGCGACTACCTGGAGTCGCTGGAGCGGGCGATCGACGACCGCCTGGCGGCGCTGGAGACGGCGGAACTTCTCGCCGGCAAGGACGGGCCGCCCGGACCGGCCGGGAAGGACGGCGCGGACGGCGCTCCAGGTCGCGACGGGACGCTCGACGGCGCCCGGCTCGAGCAGGTCGACGAGCGGACGTATCGGCTGGTCCGCCCTGACGGGTCGCCCATCGACGGCGCGGTCAAGTTCGCGAGCGCGCCGCTCTACCGCGGCGTCTACGACCCGACCACCACGTACGTAAAGGGCGACGTCGTCACGCACGCCGGCGGGATGTGGTACGCGAGGGACGCGACGAACGAGCGGCCGGGCGATGGCGCGACAAAGTGGACGCTCGCCGTGAAGGCCGGCCGCGACGGGCGCGAGGGCAAGCCGGGCCCGCAGGGCGTCCCAGGCATGCAGGGCAAGACCGGCACGCCTGGAAGGAGCTTCTCGTCGTGATGACGTTCGCGTGCATCGGCGGCGGCCCGAGCCTGACGCAGGCCGACGTGGACCGGCTTCGAGGCCGCTGCTCTGTTATCGCCATCAATGACGCCTACCGGCTCGCGCCGTGGGCTGACGTGCTCTATGCGGCAGATTACAAGTGGTGGGAGTATCACCGAGGCGCGCCGGACTTCACCGGCCTGAAGTGCTCGATTGAGTCATCGATCGGTCTTTACTGGCCTGGCGTGACGGTGCTCCGCAATACCGGCCCGGACGGGCTGGAGACCGATCCGACCGGTCTGCGCGCCGGGAAGAACGGCGGCTATCAAGCGATCAACCTGGCCGTGCATCTCGGCGCGACGCGCATCCTGCTCCTCGGCTACGACATGAGCCTCAGCGCCGACGGGCGATCGCATTGGTTCGGCGAACACCCGCCAACGGTCCGCGACTATTCGCCATATGACGAGATGCGCGAGGCGTTCGAGTCGCTGAAGGCGCCGCTCGCCAACGCAGGCGTCGAAGTCCTGAACTGCTCCAGGCGCTCGGCGTTGACGGCGTTTCCGATTGTCGCTCTTGACGAAGCGCTCGGTGCTATTACTGAGGTCGCGCGATGAGGGTCTTCGGCGTCGACTACCAGTTCCTCTCGTGCGGAGACGTCTTCACGAATGGCCTGGCCGCCGCTGCACGCGATCTGAACATCGTGTATGAGCATACGTCGTGGGACGCGCCGAACCTCGACCGGCAGATCTCGATGTTCAAGCCAGACCTGCTCTTCGTCGTTCATGGCCGACGGTTCTCGCAACGGTGGGGCGGCGCGCGCGCCGGCTGCGCAACGGCCGTCTGGTTGCTCGACGAGCCGTACGAGGTCGACGACACGGCGACGTTCTCGCGTCACTTCGACCACGTCTTCGTTAACGACCAGGCGACGCTACACCGCCACGGCAACGCGTCGTATCTACCCGTCTGCTACGATCCGCATCTCCACGTTCATTCGACCGGCTATCCGGCGAACCGCGTCGGCTTCGTCGGCGGCGCGAATTCGCGACGTGAACGCGTGCTCAGCGCGCTCGCCGAGGCGAAGCTCTTGAGTTACGTTGTCGGCGGCTATTGGAGCGATCCGGCCGTGAACGCTCTGACGATATCCGACAACGTCCCGCCGGCCGTGACGGCTGCGCTCTACGGCGGCACGCGGATCGTCGTGAACGTCTTTCGAGAGCAGCACCATTACAACGCCGCAGGCGTTCAGGCGACCGCGATGAACCCGCGCATCTACGAGGCGCTGGCCTGCGGCGCGCTCGTGGTCAGCGAATGGCGCGAGGAGATCGCCAGGAGGATCCCGAGCTTGCCGATGTTCCGCTCTGACGCTGAGTGCGTCGAGATCGTGCGCGCGCTGCTCGCCGAGCCAGACGCCGCAGAGCTGGTCCGCGCTCGCTGCGCCGACCAACTCAAGGACGACACCTACGCGCAGCGGCTCTCGACCGTCCTGAAGACGATGGCCGTCGAGGTGGCGACGTGAGGCCGACGGTCTCAATCATCACGACCGTCTACGATCGCGTCGTGTGCCTGCGTCGCTGCGTGGCGTCCGTGAAGAAGCTCACCATGCCGAACGTCGAGCACATCGTGGTCGCGGACGATCCGCCGTCAGAGGCGCTCGTCGATATCGCGACGCTCTGCGCCGATAACGACGTCGCGCTCTATAGCACGCCGTTTCGGACGAACGATTGGGGCAACTCGCCGGCGTCGCTCGGCCTGAGCTATGCAACCGGAGAATACGTCTGCTTCCTGAGCGACGACAACGCGTATCTGCCTGACCACTTCGAGCCGCTCGTCGCCGCGCTCGACAGTGACCGCGGCCTGGGCATGGTCTATAGCTCGTGCCTCTACGCAGGGACGCGCGAACTCCGCCTGGCTCCGCCGATGGGCGCTGGCATCGACCTCGGTCAACCGCTGTGGCGGCGCTCGGTACTCCGCGAGCACTTTATTGACGACCGCCTGCCGTTTAACGGCGTCTTCTCGTGGGACTGGGAGATGATCCGCGCGCTTGTTTACGAGCGCGGCGTCCGGTGGGCACACGTCGACCGCGCGACGTTCATCTTCCGGCTCGAGGCGTATCCGCCGCTCGTCGAGGCGCTCCGATGATCACGATCTGTCTGACGTACTTTCGGAGCCTGACGCTGGCGAACCTGTCCGCCGCGCTCCACTCGATCAGGCGCCAGGACTTCTCACGGGTCGCTGCTGTCGTCGTCATCGATAACGCGACAGACGATCCGCGCGACGCGATCGACGGCCTGGTAGCCGATCAAGACTTTCCGGTGCCTGTTGTCGTTCGCTCATTCAAGCATGGCGACCAGTCCCGCACGCATGCATGGTCGACGAACGCGGCCGTGCGGGAGGCCGCGACGCCGTGGGTTTTCTTCACGCGCGCGGACTACCTGCTCGACTTCTCGGCGGTCGCGAAGTTCGCGGCGATCGTCGACGCGCAGCCGGCCGACTGGAGCGGCTTCGTGACGAGCAACGGCCGGCACATGCACTGCGACGTCGCAGCCTGCGAGGAGATGGGCTGGCGGACGACCGGCGCCGGCGTGCTTGGCGGCATCGACTTTGAGTATACGTGCATCGACGCCGGTGTCTGGATGGCGCGTCGCGACGTCTTCGACCGCGTCGGCGGCCTGAACGAGCGGCTGTCGTCGTGGGGCCACGCGCAGACGCTCTTCCAGTACAAGCTCCACTCCGCCGGCGCCGAGTGCGTCCGCATCCGCGAGACACTTTTTTTCCATCCGGCGCATGCGGGCGAGCGCGACCTTGCTGAGGCGCACCGGCAACTCGCGGCCGAGGGCGTCAGCCTCGGCGAACTCTGGAGCCGTCACGACGGCGCGAAGCCCTACTAACATGACGAGACCCTACACGCGATCGCTGGACCCGAGCGACTATGCGTTTCTGCCGCACGCCGAGCCGCTCCGCTCGTTCGAGCGCGACATGCGGGCCAGCGGCGTCGGCCATCGCGACTGGCACGAGCACCGGCTCTGGGAATACGCGTCCATTCTGCAGCAGCTCGAGGAACTCGGCGTTCCGAAGACGGCGTCTCTCGTCGACGTCGGCAGTGGCGGATCGTTCTTTCCGCCATACCTCGCGGCCGTCGCCGGCTGGTCGAACGTGACGTTGACAGACTCGATGAAGTACGGCGACGTGACCGGCGACGTCGCGTCGCAGCGCTCGCACTACGGCATCGCTCTTCCGCTCTACGACGTGCCGTGCGAGGATATGGTGACGCTCGCGTCGGACGCCTTCGATGTCGCGATGTGCATCTCGACAATCGAGCACGTCGACGCCGCCCACCACGACCGAGCGCTCGCCGAACTCTGTCGCGTCACGAAACCAGGCGGCTACATCTTCATTACGTCGGACTACTTCCGAGATGCTGGCCAGCACTTTGAATCATCGCCGTCGCGACACCTCCAGTTCACGGCCTACACGGCAGACTTTGTTCGCGCGATCCCGACGATGATTCCTGCCAACTTCGTCGGCGGAACAGACTTAGAATACAGAGGCAATTTCGTTCACACGTACTCCTTCGTCAATATCTGTCTCAGGAAAAGGTCGGCGTGATGGGCAAGCCACTGTCGATGGCCGCGTCCGGCTACCAGATGAGCGATCGGAGCGCGTGCGACGCGCCGACATCCGGTCTACCGATCCGAGAGATCGCGCGCCGGAAGATCCATCTCGTCCTTCCGTCGTCGCCGTGGCTCGCCGACTCGAAGACGAACATCCCGCTCGGCGTGCTCTACATCGCCGGCCTGCTTCGCGCGCACGGCCACGACGTCGCCGTCACGTCGATGCTCGACAAGCGCTACGAGGGGAACATCCATCTTCCGGAGTCGGTGATGGACGCTGACGTCCACATGTTCGGTTTCTGCACACCGCAGTTTGGCGAGGCGCTCGAGCTCGCCGCCTACATCAAGGACCGCGCGCCGGATGCGCTCGTCGTCGCCGGCGGCCCGCACCCGTCCTACGAGCCGCGCGAGACGAAGGAAGCCGGGCGCCAGGACGCGTATCACTACAAGGGCGTCCTCCGAGAGCGCCGAGACTACCGCGCTGCCGACGGCCGCGCGCTCTTCGACTCGGTCGTCGTGATGGAAGGCGAGGCCGCGACGCTCCAACTGCTGAGCGATTGGGACGCCGGGCAACTCCAGCCGTACTACTACGGCGACAAGGCCGACGCGATGGACCTCGATGCGATCCCATTTCCGGCCTGGGATCTCCTGCCGCACGATCACATCTACAACGACGGCGTCGCGGTGATGAAAAAGCGGTATTTCCCCAACGACGCGCATCCGGACGCGAGCGGCGCCGTGATGTCGCTCATCGGGACGCGCGGCTGCCCATACAAATGCACCTACTGCTCGACGCCATGGATCGGTCAGAAGCCGCGCTACCGTTCGCCGCAGAACATCATCGCCGAGATGCGGACGGTCATGGACAAGGGCGTTCGGATGTTCAAGTTTCAGGACGACACCTACACGCTGCATCGCACGAAGCTCCGCGAGCTCTCGGAAGCCATCCATGCCGACCTCGGGCCAGGGTCGTTCGCCGCACGCATCCACACGCGCGTCAACACGATGGACGACCACGTTGCCGAGTCGCTGAAACTGATGAACTGCAAGGTGACGTGCTTCGGGATCGAGTCCGGCAGCCAGCGCGTGCTTGACGCGAACCAGAAGGGCACGACCGTCGAGCAGAACACGCGCGCGCTGATGACGGCGAAGCGTCACGGTTTCTACACGATCGCGTTCCTGGTCGCCGGGCTCGCCGGCGAGACGCTCGAGACGGCGCGCGAGACAATGGCGTGGCTCAAGACCGTCAAGCCGTATCTCGACTCGTGCAACCTCGCCGTTGGCATCCCGTATCCGGGGAGCCGATGGTGGACGCATCCGCAGGAGAGCGGCCTCGACATTGTCGACTACAACTACGACAACCAGTGGATTGTCGGGTTCTCGGCGCGCGACGAGATCCTCGTCCGGCCGCACGGCGCTACGGTCGAGGAGATGTTCCAGATCAAGCGCGAGATGTTCGACTTCCTCGTCTCGGAAGGGTGGGCGAAGGCGGAATGGGATGAAGACGTTCGCATCAGGAAGCAGCAGGAAGAAGCAGAGGCACACGGCGTCCTGACGGCGGCGAGCGGCTTGAGCTACGCCGGTCACTGAAGGAGGCACAGCATGGTGCGAGCGAAAGTTCGGTGCGAGAAGATCGACGGCAACGCCGTCGCGTTCTCGACGGTCTACGAGAACGACGCGCAGAAGAGCGACGAGAACGTCCGCTTCACGAAGGCGACGCCGTGGGGACAGATCCAGCTCGGCATCGACAATCCGAAGGCGCTCGAGCAGTTCGCCGTCGGGTCTTACTACTACGTCGACTTCAGCGACGCTCCTGCGAGCTGAGGGAGGAAACGAATGAAGTGCGAGCAATGCTACGCGACGCTCGGCAAGGACGTTGAGATGGAATCGCTCGGCGGCGGCCAGTATCAATGCCCCGACTGCCGTCACGTGGCTGCGACCGCGACCGTGGCGGTCGAGGCTGCCGCGCCGCCGCCGAGCGAAATCCCGAAGATAAAGGAGCCGCGTGTTCACAAAAATCTCCGTGCTGGTGCCGACGCGACGGCGCCCGACGCGACTCGCGACGATGATTGAATCGTACGAGGCGACCGCGAGCGGCACGGCGTCCGAGCTGGTGTTCCGCATCGACGACGACGACGTCCTGACGCCGCCGGTGCTGGAGGCGTTCGGGTGTCGCGCCGTCGTCGGCAAGAGGCTCGGCGGCTACGCGAGCATGGCGACGTTCTTTAACGAGCTCTACGCCGCCGCGCTCGGCGACGTGCTCATGTGCGGGAACGACGACATGATTTTCAAGACGCTCGGCTGGGACGAGCTGATACTCGACGCCGCGAACAAGTTCGCCGGCGATGGCCTGTTCTGCTTCGGCACGCGGACGCACAACGAGAGTCACTACCCGTTCGCGGTCATCTCGAAGGCGGCGGCCGATCGCATGGGCTACTTCTGGCATCCAGGCATCGCGTGGGGCGACGTCTTCCTGCGGGACGTGATGGCCGTCTTCGGTCGGTCGGAGATCCTGACGCACGTCGAGATCGCGCACGACTGGATCGGCTTCGCGCCGGATCAGACGTTTAACGAGGGGAACCAGAACGACATCTATCGGCGCGACCCGGACTACTGGAACGGCACGCACGCGTCCGCCGTCGCCGACGCGGTCGCGAAGCTCAGGAGCGCGGCGTGATTTCCTACATCGTCGCAACTGTCAACCGGCCGTCGCTCAAGGCCACGCTCGCGTCTATTGAGTGCTGGCCCGGCGACGAGATCATCGTCGTCGGCAACGTCCAGACGCGAGCGGTCGGCCACGTGCGCTGCGTTTCCTGCGAACCCGGCCACGATTGGGGCAGCACCGAGCGCAACATCGCGACGCCGCTGGCGCACGGCAAGTATCTCGCGCACATCGACGACGACGACACATACGCGCCGGGCGCACGCATGCTGCTCGCGTCGGCCATCATTGCCAACCCAACCGGCGTATCGATGTTCAGGATGCGGTTGCCGAATGGCGGGCTGCTCTGGAAGGAGCGCGAGATCCGGTGGGGCAACGTCGGCACGCCGATGTTCTTCACGCCGAACAACCCGGCAAAGATGGGGCAGTGGGGCGAGCAGCGCGACTGTGGCGACCTCCACTTCCTTCAGACGATGGGCTGGACGCCGGACGAGATCGCCTGGCGTGACGAGGTGCTCGTCGAGATCGGTCAACCACATGTCTAGCATCCACAGCTACGGCCGAGAGATCACGACGATCGATAATTTCGTCTCGACCGTGCAGGGAGGGTCGCCAGTGAACCAGGCCGTCACGCTGAGTTACGCCCAGCAGCACGTCAGGGCCCTCGGCCAGCTCGACGCGGCGCAGATCTCCGTCTTCATCGATGCCGCGACGTCGTATTTCTTCGAGCAGACGAGTCGATCGCCGCTGACGCAGACGCGCGAGTTCTGGCTTGACCGGTTCCCGTTCATCGGCGCGATGGGCCGCGGCGCGCGCATCGAGCTGCCGCACCCGCCGCTCCAGTCCGTTCTGAGCGTTCAGTACGTGGACTCGACCGGCGTGCTCCGCAACTTTAATGACGGCGGGTCGCCTGCGACGAACCTCTTTACGACCGTGATCCCGGCCGGCGACTACGCCGTCCCGGGCTTCGTCGAGCCGCTCTATGGGAAGACGTGGCCGATCGCGCGTGACCAGACGGGCTCGGTCAAGATCCGCTACAAGTGCGGCTACGGCGACACGGCAGCAGCTGTGCCGGCGCTCGTGCGCGGCATTCTCTGCCTGCTCGTCGCGCACTTCGACACGTTTCGCTCGGCCGTTCATGAGGCGCGTCGCGGGCAGGTCATCGAGCTGCCCTACGGCGTCGAAGTCACGATGGATGCGTTCAAGAAAACGGCGGCGTCTGCGCAGGTGCTCCGCGACTACGGCTACGCATCGCCCTACGCCATCGCGGTCGGCGGGAGCATCGTGCTGTGAGCGTCGTCATCGTCATCGGCAACCTCCGACAGTCGGCCACGCTCACGAATCCGAGCGGACCGCCCACGCCGGATGGCGACGGTGGGTTCACGCAGGTCTATGCGCCGCTGGTGAACTCGCCATGGCGCTGCGCGATCCAGAAGGTGACGCTGTCGAACGCCGAGAAGCACTTCTCGCAGGCGATCATCGCGCACGCGACGCACGTCTTTAACGGTCGCTTCAATCCGGAGATGAACATCAACACGCGCGCGACGTGGACGGACTACGCCGGCGCCGTCCACGTCGGCAACGTGATCGACATCGACGACACAGAAGGTGCCGGCGTCGAGACCGTGGCGGCCATCACGGAGGTGACGTCGTGACGTGGACAGGGCTCGCTGAGCTGCAGGAAGAACTCCGGAAGCTGCCGGAGAGCCTGGCTGGTCAGGCTGCCGGGATCGTGACCGCCGCCGCCCGCGCCGCCGTAGGCCAGGTCAAGTATCCGGGCGGGATAAAGGACGAATTGAACCAAGGTCTTCGCGTCGACGTCGTCAGCGCCGGGAAGTTCGGCGTCAAGGTCGTGGCGAAGAACACGTCGAAGCTCGCGCAGATCTTCGAGCATGGCACGGCCGTCCGACACATTGCCTCCGGCGCATCGCGTGGCCAGATCGCGAAGCCTACGCCTGGGAACTATTTTCTGCCGCCGGTCATTCGGAACCGTCGCGCGATGTATGAGCGGCTGAAGCAGATGCTCGTCGATAACGGTCTGCAGGTCAGGGGCACTGAATGAGCGATAGCGCGAACATCGACGTCGCGCTGGTCGCCGCGCTCGCGTCGGACGCGGCCCTGATGGCCGTCGCAACGGGCGGCGTCTTCTTCGACTTCGCCGCGCCTGGCGCGCAGCGGTTCATTGTCGTCAGCGTCGTCATCGCGTTCGACGAGCTGGTGTTCAATGCGCGGTCCTACGAGGACGTGGTCTACCGCGTGAAGTATGTCGAGATGGGCACCGGTAGCGCCGGTTCATCGGCCGCGGCCGCGCGGATCGACGCGCTGCTCGATGGCAAGACGCTGGCGATTACCGGCTACACGTTTATGAACATGGAGCGGACCGAATACGTGCGCTACATCGAGCCCGATCCGGTGGATGCGTCGCTCCGTTGGCAGCAT